AAACAAGTGGGTCATCGGTAGTGGCACTTCTCCGTTCGTAGGAATTAAGAACGACTACATCTACGTCGCAGGTGACGAGCTAGGACTCATGCCATCTGGGATTTTGGACGCACTCGCAAACCTGATGGTCAATCCTCAATGCTGCTTTGCTGGATTGGGTAATTTAGGAGACCTTGATACTCCATTAGCAAGCGTTTGCGAGCCGGAAAAAGGCTGGGATTCACTTCCAGATAGTGACGTGTCTCGCGCCTACAACACGCGCTGGAACAACGGTAGGGCGGTTCAATTTGTTGGAACAGATTCTCCTAATCTCGATTACCCCGAGGATGCGGAGCCTTATCCGAAGCTTATCGGAAGACGGTTCATACGACAATGCGCCGAGGATTACGGACTGGATACTCCGCTCTACAATATGTTCGCCGCTGGAAAAATTCCACGTGGAACAATGGAGAATCGGGTGCTCACTAAGGCCGATTGCGAACGCAATGAAGCCTTTGAGCCTGTCACTTGGGGTCATTCACCCGTCACGCGCCTTTACTGCCTGGACCTGTCTTACACGATATCTCACGGCGACAGGACGGTTGGTAGGCCGATGGAGTTTGGCAAAGATGTGCACGGCCACAACATTCTTGCTCCAGTTGCACCGCCGCTCGTTTACACCCCAAGCGACCGGGGGGATTTGAGCGTGGAAGACCAGCTTGCCTTGCAGTGCATCATCGAGTGCAAGAAGTGGGAGATTCCTCCAACGCACGTCTTTTATGATGGCACCGGGAGAGCTTCGTTCACTGCTTCACTGATGCGCCTCTGGACAGACGAGCATGGTCACTCCATTGGCACCGCTGTCAATCCGATTGAGTTTGGAGGCACGGCGACCAAGCGCCCGAATTTTATCAATCGCCGCTATGAAGAGGATCGAAGCGCGAGGCAGAAGGAAGGAGACCTGCTTCCGTGTGACGAAGTGTTCGACAAGATGGTGAGTGAACTTTGGTTCGGCTTCCGTCACCTTGTCATCTCAAAGCAATGCCGAAACTTGGACATGGAGACAGTGAAGGAATTGTCCAAGCGACTTTACAAAGACTCAGCAGGGCATCGAATTTCCGTGGAGAAAAAGGACGAAGTGAAGTTGCGCTTAGGGCGTTCGCCAGATCTCGGCGACTGCGCGGTGGTTGGATTGGAAGGCGCTCGCCGTCTCGGTTTCCAGCTTGGCACCTTGGACGCGTCAGCAAAGCGATCAAGCACTCGCTGGCTATCACGTGCCGCGCAGAACTGGCGAGAATCAAGAGCCGCCGTGGAACTCGCTGCTTGATATGCCTCTCCTTGACCGACGCAAATCTCCCCCTGGTGGATTCCCGTATCGAGAGCCTTCGATTGGATGGGAAGGTCCGAAGGATGGCTCCGTGTTCGATGAACGCGTGAAACAAATTCGTGTTGCGAGAGCCAACAATCCTACTGCTGGGCTTGATCCATCTTGGGACGCCTGCGCTGAGGCGTTGGATCTCTACACCTGCACGCGATTGAAGAACGATCCAAAATGGTGCCTGGTTCCAACTGATCCTATAGCCGTGGCAGCAGCAAAGTCAAAGACGAGCGTGCCGTGTCGTGGATGCGGAACACCGAAGAAGAAATGAATCCTTTCTCCGTCGCTCGAAATTATTATCGCGCTCGCTCCGCATGGCTCGGGGATGGCAGCGAGCCTGTGTCTCAATCTCTAGCCGATCAACGCGCCTCTGTATGTCTGACGTGTCCAAAGAATCAGCCGCATCCAATTTACGAGAACCTAGCGGCGTTAGCGGCTCTGGAACTCCGCAGGCAAATCGAGATCAAGGCGAACATGAAACTCGTGGTTCCCGGCGAAGATGGCTTGCACGTTTGCGAGGAATGTTGGTGCGTCCTGAAATTAAAAGTTTGGCCAAAGATTCAAGTGGCAGCAATGAACACGGAGATAACCAAGCTTCCTGAATGGTGCTGGATAAGAAAAGAAGCCTGCGCTGGCGTGGAAACCAAATGACAACCGAACAACAAAACTTACTCCAAGCCGCTCGATTTGAGCTTCAAAATCACGCCCTCGTTTATGCGCTCGTGGTAATGAATGAGCGAGATGCTTCCAATGCCCTAGAAAAGCTCTTGACGGTTGCTAAAAACTTCACGCGAGTTGTTGATTCCATCGACCCTGCGCTATGGGAGCCGTGCAGAATTTACATTGAACCTATTAAGGACAAATGACACAACCCTTACTAGTCGTCATCCCCCTTGCCGCCGCCGAAATCCCGCTGGCATCGTCTCTATTTACCCATCTTTCCACGCAGGGGACGATTCCTTTCCATGCCGTCCTTTTCGTGGCCGACCGAAGCCTTTCGGATACTGCCTACCAACCCATCATCGAGGCTGCAAAACCCATCTTTCCTGCTGGAGGAAGCCTGATTCGAACTCCTTTATCGCTAACTCCGTCCTATCCTCACGCCCACAACCATCGCTTCGAAACAGCACTTTCGCACGTTGCCTCGAAGATCAAGTCGCCCTTTCTTTACCTGTCACCGCACTGCGTCCCGATGCGAAAAGGGTGGCTTCTGGAATTGGAAGCTGAATATGGCGCTCATGTTAAGACGAAGCCGATCATGGGGCAACTTCTCACTCCTGAATCCCACGGCACAGCTCAACCATTGATTGCATCGACAGCTATCTTTCCGCACGACCTGCCAAAGAGGGTAATGCAGCGTCTCATCTCGCAAAGAGGCGTTGATTTTGAGAAGTCGTGCGCTGATCTGTTCGTTCCGATAGCGCACCCGTCGAAGCTGATCTGGAATCATCCTTTGAACGGGACGAAAGATCACCCGAAGCCGCCTTCGATAGCTTCGCTTGTTCACACGGCGAGATCGCGGGAGTTTTCAGCTTCTCTTCGTGGAGAGACGGCGCCTCCTGCGCCTGTCCAAGAACGCTCGCTAGTGCCAATCGTAGCACCAAGCAAAGTGATTCCAGCGCCTTCTTCTACCAAAGGAAGGCGCGTTCAGGCTCCGGTGGCAGAGCCCTCTTCGACGGCTTATTACCATTCCGGCGACCTTGGGGACATCATCTACGCGCTCGCAGCAATCAGACTTGTTGGTGGAGGAAAGCTTTTCCTCGGTCCTAAATCACTTCGGACGCCGCCGCCTGCGAATCCGATGCGGGAAGATCAGTTCGAAAGGTTTCTGCCTCTGCTAAAGGCTCAGCCATACCTCTCGAAAGCCGCGTTCTCGGAAAGGCATCCGGGCACCGACACGGCGTTTGACTTGAATCGATTCAGGGAACAATGGGGCGACAAGGATCTTCGAGCCAAGACGGGCATATCCACTCTTGTTCGAATGCACTGCCACATTCTTGGCGTGGATGAAAAGTTTCATCCCGGAGAACCGTGGCTGACAGTGCCTTCGCCTATCGAGACAGGTATGTTTGCTTGCCATCGCTCATCGCGCTATCACCACGATGGGGGTTCGCCTGATGGGAGTCTTGCGAGAATACCAGCGCCGATCTTCCCATGGGAGGATGTGATCAAGCGATTCAAGGGTCGTCTTTTGTTCGTTGGACTCGCCAGCGAACACGCCGCCTTTCAAAAAGAATGGGATGTGCGTCTTCCGTTTTGGCAATGTGCCGATTTCCTCGACATGGCGAGAGTTATTGCTGGGGCTTTAGGATTCATCGGGAACCAATCATTTCCAAATGCCATTGCGCTCGGGTGCGGACAGAAGGTGCTGCAAGAGTCGTGGCCAGTGTCGCCTGATTGCGTGCTTGCTCGCCCAAACTTTTTAACGCAGCCATTCAACGGTTCAAATCTAGACCAATGGGAAGGCGTGAAGTCCTTGGAGCCAATTAGGGGTATGGGATTTACTCTCATCGCAGTTGAAAAGGTCACCGACCACCAAATCAAGGTTGAAGATATTCCTCAGCATCGGCTGGTTTCAACGAGTCCAATCAACGGCGTAATCGAACTCGGACCACAGGAGAAAGCGCAAGGACTTGGCGATACGCTCACGGTTACGCCACTCGCCGCCGCTCTCGGAAAACGTGCGGTGATGTGCCTTCCGAAATCACTCGAAAGGTTCGCTCCGCTGTTTGACGGCTTGTGCCCAACGCGAATCACCGAGGATTTTCCAGTGTTTCCAAATCCAGGAAATGATCGCTTCATCGAATCGAAGTTGAAGATGTTCAACATCCCGCATTCGTGGCCAGGGGGGCAAACGCCTCCTATTGTCAAACCAACGAACATCGAACTCGCGCATGCTGCAAAGTGGGAAAAAGCGATCCGATCCGAAAAGCCAATTTTGATATTCCAGACTGAATGCTCTAAGGAGTGGGCGCACATTCGCTCCCGCCCTTCCGAATGGTGGAAGCCGATAAAGGAAGAACTTTCGAAACATTTTCAAATTGTCGAAGGCGACTCAAAGCTTGCGCTGAGGGTTGTTGCCGCCCGCTATAAGCGAATCGGCCTCTACTTCGGAGTAAACACTGGCAACTGGCACCTTGCAATGGCGGTTGGCTGCAAGTGCCTTGTGGTGGATGCTGATGAATGCGAAGGCTACAATCCCGCGCTTTGGCGCTACTCGCTACCTTCATGCGAGTACGTTGGCTTCGACGTGGCGAATGTGATCGCTAAAATTCCGTGGCTTCTCTCGCAATGATTACACTGCCTCCAAAGTCGATCAACACTTGGCAATCGCCGTTTGAGCTTGAGCGTCTACTGCTCCTGTTTCGTCACCGAGCCCCGAAGCATATTCTCGAATTAGGGTCAGCCGATGGAGGTTCAATCTGGTGCTGGGCGCATAACTGCGTTCCGGGGGCGCATATCCTCAGCGTCGATTGGTTCGATACGAAGCTTTATCCAGACAACCGACACCTCTACGGGCTTTGGGCGGAAAAGAACACCTGCACGATTGACTGGATCGACGGCGACACGCGAGACAGCAAGACGTTGGAGAGGGTTAAGGAATTCGCTCCGTTCGATTGGTTATTCATCGACGCTGGGCATGGCATTAACGAAGTGACGAGTGACTGGAATAACTACGGCGTTTTGGTTGAACCAGGTGGCGTAGTCGTGTTCCACGACATCACGCCCGTTCAGCGCCCCGGACAAGTGGAGGTTTGCCAGCTTTGGAACGAACTCAAGCGCGGAATAAAGCACGTCGAACTTTTCGAGAACAACACGGATGACAAATTAGGAACGGGGTTGCTTTGGTTATGAAAACCATCTCCATCCCCGTCAACGACCGTCCGCATCTGCTGGCGAAATGCCTCGCTTCAATTCGCGCATGTCCTACTTGGCGAGAGTGGACCATCGTGTTTTCGTGCGAGCCGCCTGTAAAAGAGGCGACAGAGCAACTGATGATCGCCACGCCGGGAGCGCACATTTCTCGGAACTCAGTGAAGCTTGGCTGCTGGTCGAATACGTTTCTCGCTTGCGAGATTGCTCATGCTCTCGGTTCGACGTTTAACCTTTACCTTGAGGATGATTTGGTGATTTCACCGGACACATTGAGAATGTGCGATGCATTTATTGCAGAGATGAAACCAGGCATAATCGCGCTCAGACGCCCCGCCACATCGGAGGATGCAAACCAACCAAGCATGATCGACCGATGTAAAAGCGGTTTGTTTGGTGACGGTTTCGGATTTCCTCGGCGGCTCTGGAT